ATGGATTGTCCACTGCTGATAGCTCTGTATTTTTTGCTTTTAGTGCAACTAGATAATTTTGATTTGGTTTTAATCCTGTTATTTTTTTTATTATTTTTGCCATTATTTTACTCCACCAGTTGATTTAAAGGCTATATCTGATTTTATTTCTTCTGAATTGAATTGAAGTTCATAGTTTTTTGAAAAAGAGTAGTTTGTTAGCTTTGCTCCTATTGAGGAAGAGCTTGGATTTTTTTCATCCAAAATAGTTATTTCAAAATAAAAATCACCGTACAATTCATCATAGGTAGAAAAAGAGAGTTCTTGTTGCATGTCGAGTTCATAGATTAATTGATTGTTTGCTATTATTGAAGAATATAGATCTATTTTAAGATTGTCTTTAACCACTTGTTGACCCTGTCCAGTAGCAGAAGATTTTACTATTTTTAAAGAAATAAATCCAGATGAACTATTTTTGTCTGCGTATATTTTAATCTTTGGCCCACTAAATGTTCCTACCGATTTTGCTCCAGCCTTAGTTGACTTACCCTCAATCCATGTTCCAGAGTCACCTAAGAAGCCAAAGTTTGACAATCTTTGATTTGATAGTATAGAAACTTCTGTTGAATAAAAATTTATTGCTGATGAAGAATTGCCTGATTCTACAGCAATGTAGTTTGACCCAGATGGATTGGCGGTAGAAACATACTCATTTCCTTGTGGCTGAATGTACTGTATGTTATCTTTGTGATAGTAAATATAGTATTCGCCCGAAGGCTTGCTACCTGAATCTACATTGGTAATTGATTTAAACCACAAATTTCTTCTAAACAAATCAGAACTTATAGAACCAAGTATTAGACTAAATGTCGGAACTTTAGAAGTTTCAGTTTCATAAACAACCAAATAGGCGTCCGTATCAAAGCTTGATTTTATCAAACCATCTTCTAGATAATAGTATCTACCTATATCTAAATTATCTAGGTTGACATGAATCCAGTCCCCTGACTTTAGATTTTCGGACAATTGAGGAAAAACTATCTGCCTTCTTACTGGAGCATAGTTTGTTTGCCCAGAGGTTAAATAGCTAAACCATGTCATGATTATATCTCATTATACAATATTTCAAATTCATACGTATTAATTTTATCATCTTCTACATCTATTTCAATGGTTGCATCAAAGGCTATCCCACCTCCAACAAGAAGTGATTGAGTAAACTGAGACACTCTTATATTGCCGTAGGCATTTTGAAAGGAGCTGTAGTATGTTTGCCTAGCAGAATCATAGTCTATACTCGAAGCGCTTATTAGACTTGAGCCATCCAATCCCGAATGCGAATGATTTGCTATATTTACACCACCTATTGTAGCTCCTTGTGCCATTTCTATTTTTCCCGTGATTGTTCCACCATCTCTTCTTAAATATTGAGGATGAGAATCGTCATCTAAGTCGTCAAGCTGACTATGAGAAGATCTTAGGTTTTCTCTTCTTTCTGAATCTATCGGAATATTAGAAAACACTGATTTATACTTCTCTAAGTTTTCATCCTTAGTAAATACGAGCACTTTTGTTCTTTTTACAGCTTTAGCTTCGAGCTGAGTAATATAGTTTACATATCTTCTTTTTAAGATCAATAGCTCAATTATTGCTTCTAGTTTTTTTTCTAACTGATTTCTTCTTTCAATAAAATCTGTTGATATTGAACCCAGGTTTCCTGTGACAGCGTTGTTTGCGACTATCACTTCTCCAAATATTGTTGGACATTGGCTGCTTATGTTTGTCGTTGTAAAATCAAATATCAAAGGCTCTACTACTTTAGACTTAAATGTGACGGCTGGAAGTAGGTAATTTTGGTAGAAAACTCCAGCAGTGTCAAAACAGTCTCTTTTTATTGAGTTTAGTATTGAAAATATTTCCGACGTATATGAGTTTACTTTGATCGAAAAAAAAGCTTGGAGTTGAGCTGCTTGCTTTTCAGAGACTTTATCCAATTCGGATTCTGGAATCGAGGATGGCGCGGTTGTGATTTCTGAGGCAAGTTGTTTCGTATAGTGCGACGCTGCTTTTGCCCAATCTGATAATTGTCTCGCAATTTCCCCTTCTGATTCATTTCTGTACTTCTCCTCAAATTGATGTGTAACTATGTTTTTTATGATTGTTGTTTCATTTTTTATGTATTTTATTATTTTTTTTATGTCAAACAAATGACCAAACGAAGTGTGATTGACCGCCAAATCATATTGCTTTACAAGCTCTCTGCATGATCTACATAAGTGTTCACTTGCAAAGTTATACTGACTGTATGTAATGTAGTCTGGCGTTGGGAGATCTTTTGCCTCAACAGAATGTTTTATTGCGTCTTTCCAGACTGCTTTGTGAGAATTTTCTAGGTCCACAGAAGAATATGGGTTTATGTTGACCTGATCAAGATTTTTTTCTATTTCCGACAATAGTTCATTCATAATAAATTCACAATAGTAAACATTATTTCTAACTTCAGAGATACTTAGTTGACTATATGTGGTTGAATATTTTTGGCTATTTTGTCCGATTAGAAAAATCAGACAACTGATTTATTCTGTCTCCGGTAGAAGCAAAAGTAGATACTTCTGTGCCTTTGTCAGAGAAAACATTTTCTACAACATTGCTTTCTCCAAATCCATACTTTGCCATAATTAAAATGTCTTTCTTTTAATCGATGAATTTGGTTTTTTCATAAAGGATTTTCTTGCGCCAAATTTTACTGCTGCTAGTTTATCAGCTCTTCCGCTGAAGGTCGAATTGTTTGATTTAAAATCTTTGTCTTCTTTTTCTTTGCTTCCTGGCATAAAAAATGTATTTGAGAATGATTCTGTATTTGTTGCATACTTTGCTCTGTGTAAATCATTGTAGTTTTCTGTTATTGCTAATAAGGCAAGCATTAAGGCGTCATGTGCGTGGTCTACTGCTGATCCTCCAGCTTCAAAAACAGGTCTACCAGTTTGAGTGGTTCTTAAAACAACATAGGATATTAGCTGCATATACATTTCAGTATCTTTTTCTGAAATTAAAAGGATTTCTCTTTCCAGATATTGCCTTAAGTTGTCTACCATGTAAGGTTTTATTTCTTTTTTAACTATCTGTTTAGTATATGGATCTCGTATCTCGGTCATTTCGCTAAAACTTACTCCCTTAACCTTATCCTTTAATCCGCTTAGTGGATTTTCAACACCATATTTGTGAAGTAACTCTACTTGAACCTCACCATATCCTCTGTCAACATAAATGTGTTTTGGATTGAATATGTTATTTAATTCTATTATTCTTGAAACTGCTTTTGTTAAAGTGTATTCGGACTTTTGTATTTCTTCTCTATAGCATAATTTTACCTTGTTTCTAAATGATTCCTCCTCATAAGTATCCGAACATACTTCAACGACAACTATGTTTGTTCCAGCTCCGTATTTATCCCAGTCAACACCTATTGTGTGAAAACTTCTTGCCGAACGTATTTCTGGCACATAATTCCATCCTGGCTCAACAAAAGCTTTGTCAACAAATTTTCTTGGATAAACCCCTTCTGCGTCTTCGCCCCAGTCGGCCTCTATTTCGTGCCTGTATCCTATTTCCGAGTATTGTTCCCTGAATTCATCTTCTTGTTCTTTTGAAAAAAATGGATTGCAATAAGAAGGAAACCAAAATTCTTGGAATCTATCGGATCTACACCATTCCCAAAATCTTTCTCTTCTTCCAGTTGGAGTTGAGGCTCCAATCAATACTTTGTCTGGTTGATCTTCTGCTGTTTTTTGTAGCATTGCGTACAGTGCGTCCAAGTCGTCGCTGTGCATATAATCCATCTCGTCCAGGACTATTACGTGTGCTTCTTGACCACGTGCTACGTCTGACTTTCCTCCCGAGCGCATGCCTGAAGTAAAGAATCTTATTGTAGAACCGTTAGAAAATTGTATCATGAATTGAGGACTTGTAACTTTTCTTGTTATTGATCCAAATACTATGTCATTTTTTGAAGCCAACCTAACTATTTCTTGATAGATTAATTCAACTTGAGTTTTCATTGGTGCAACGACAAGACATCTACCATCTTTGGTCGTATAACTGTAGTGAAGCAATGCTATTGCCATGCTGAAAGTTTTTCCTAAACGACGACCTGCCCTCAAAACTTTTCTTAGCGATGGATCTCTCAATATTAATGTTTGATAAACTCTGGTTTCTGCTCCCAAAAATTGTTTGGCCCAAACACAAGGATCTTTTGCAACGTGTATCTGCCTTTGTTGTTCTGCCGAAATTCCTGCGTCCAAGAGAGTTTGGTCAACTTCAAAAGGCTCGTCAACAAGCAGTGATAGCTCTCTATTGGTCAAAGGTCTTTCTGAAACCTGAGAACCATCTGCCCAGTTAAGGTGATTAAGTTTGTTTTTGAAAACCCATTCAATTCTATTTATTTGCTTGTAATACTCAACATCTTGATTTTTTATAATTTCAATCAAATCTTCTCTTGGAAGTTTTTCTAATTGTTTTCTAAAGTCAATAGTTTTTTGCTTAAGTATCGTAGTCATGATTTATCCAAAATGTGCCGCTAACATTGACGCCTCTGAGCCCAAAAGACTTCTTGCATTCAATCTTGAGTTCTGTATTGCCATAACTCCTCTTGATCTTGACGTTGCGGCGACTTCGTTGTCTTTAAACCCTGTTCCAAACATTGGCTTATTAATTGTCCCTTGCATTGATTTTAATGCGTCTTTTGCAAAGTTCATACCCTTTACGGCTATCTTTCCTGCACCTTTTGCCAGGTCATAAATTAATTGACCAGTGGCCAAAACGTTCAATCCAGGTGCCAGCCCTCCAATTCCCTTGACTACACCTGAGCCAGCTACTTTAAGTCCAGCTAATCTACCAGCCGCAGTCCCACCACGAAATGCTGCTGTGGTGCCAATTTGCAGCATCTTTCCTGCACCTGATAATTCTCTAAAAGCACCACCCACAAATCTTGCGGCTTGAGTTCTTGTACCAGAAAAATCTCGCAATAAAGCCCTTCTTGCCGGACTGTCTAATCCCGCAGCTTTAGCTGCATTAAGAAACGTTCTTGTTTGAGTAAATGAGGCATTTGCGTAATTTGTTGCTCCACCAAAGTATGATGCTATCCTATTGCTGACAACTCCAGTTGTCATTTCTGACGCAACGAATTTGGAGGTATTAGTCGTAGCCATAGCCGTTCTTCTTGCTTCTTCTGCTGCTATTGCTGCCTGCGTAGCGGTTCTTTGAGCATTTAATACACTAGCTGATCCTGTCGGTGTCATTGGTCCAAATGGAAGTGCTGCTCGTGCTGCCTCAGCTGCGTCTAATCCAGCTTTAACTACTGACGGAACTGAAGCAACTGGATTTGATATATTAGCTACCTTCAATGCATTTTGTGCTATTTTATCTAGGTTCTGGGTCGCCCTGGCGTGCCTTGCTTGAGAAAATCTTGAAGTTCCAGGTCCTCTTGCAACTATTGATTCAAGTGTGTTGATTCTGTTAATTGAGGTTAATCTTCCAAGAAGACCACCAGAAAATGCATTGTCTTTTGCGGGATCAAAATTAGTTGCATTCAAACCTATTCTAGTTCTGATTCTTTCACTTTTTAGGGCAAAGTTCAGCAAACCAGATGTTGCCTGCATCGGAGTATACGCAACTTTTGCATCCCCTGCTAATGCACCCAAGCTTGTAAATCTATTGAGTGCTGATGGGCGCGATGTCAAATTGTTTGCTCTTGAAGCTCTTAATTGAGGAGTTTTGCCCTGCGCAATTCTCCTTCTTGCGTATGCTCCAAGAGGTCCTCTTTTACCACCCCCTATGAATTGTCTTGGATCTGGCCCTGCGAGTTGATCTCCAATCATTGCTCCATATTTTTGAGCTCTTTTTAGTTTTCTTCCAGTCGTTCCAGCTGCTACGTCAAATCTTCCACCATGCTCAAGGGTTCTTGCATATCTTCTTGCGTTAAATAATGCTGCTGTGGTTACTCCAGGAAGTGATTCCAATAAATCAAAAATTCCGCTACCTGGAGCAACATCCGCCCTGGCAGCAGCTCGCATTCCCATTGATGCGTTAATATTTTGCGGATCATATGATGCTCCACCGTAATCAACCTGCCCTGTAAGCGGATCAAGTGCCATTAACCCCTCCTTTGATTATGCATTCCGAAAACTATGTTTCCACTTGCATTCAGTCTATCTGCAGTTAATGCGGATTGATTATAAAATGGAGATTGACTTATTATCTGCTCATTGGCTCTAGCTGTTCTATAGGCTTGGATCGCTTGTGCACCGCCACCAACTGCACCTCCGCCAAATGCTCCGATTACGCCACCTATTAATGCTCCTTTTGCTCCACCCATCTTGTATCCAAGTCCAGCTCCACCTGCAGCACCAGTAATACCGCCTATAGTCGTTGCTGTACCAGGATGAGCTGCACCAACTCCAAATCTTGTAGCGTTAATACCTCTTGCTGTTGAACCAATAATACCTGGACCCCTGGCTCCTAAATATATGCTTGGCGTTAAATCGGTTCCAAGAATTGCTCTATCTGCTTGAGGATCTCCAAATGCTACATCCATTGATGCGTCTATTGCACCTGGAATAACTTGACCAGCAAAACCTTTTACGCCCCTATAACCAAGGTACGCAGCTGTGCCTGCTGCAGCCAATCCACCCAAGTGCCTACCTGCAAAACCACCTGCTCTTGATCCAGCTAAGGATCGGCCAATGGCTGCTAAACGTGCTCTCATTTACTATGCTCCATACAAATGATTATACTTTCCTGGTCCCATTTTGTAATGAGAAGTTTTATTTCTATCCAAATTTCCGACAACGCCTGCAGTTACCAAAGGATCTCTTCTTGATGAAGTTTGCATTGCTAATTGCTGATCTATTGAATTAAAATCTTGAATTGACATTGGACCTTGTTCAAATTCTTGTTCTTCCATAGTCTCATCATAGAGTTCATTTTTTCTAGATCTCTTTGCTAAATAGTAACCAGCACTAAGTGCCGCTAAACCTATGGCTCCTTTATATATTTTTGGTTTTAAAAACCTCATTCTTTGTTCGATATCCATATCTCTAAATCTTCTTGCAATTGCCGTTGAAGAACCTGCTATTTCTTCATCGGGTCTAGCTGATCTGTGAAATGATCTAAGTCTACCAAAAAATCCTCCACCCTCTTCTCCAGCGGAATCAACACCCCTTCTTAAGGCTCCCTGCAAAAGGTTTTGTTGCCTTACTGCACCTGATCTTTCTAGCATGTCTGTTCCCAGAGCTGTTCCAGATCTGCCTAATTCGGAGGCCATTTCATCTGCTATACGCGGTGTGGCAACAAGGCCGTCTTCGCTGATTATTCCGCTAAAGGTCAGGCCTTTTTGTTGCATTACGACATCGTTGTCAATTCCGTCTGCTAAATTATCCAACACGTCTGCGGCTTGTTGTGCGATATTTAGCATTCGAGGGTCGTCTGCTGTTGGAGCAATTGTTCCAACTATGAAACCTTTTTGTAGTCTACTTCTTGCAATTTTTTCAACTGCTTTAGGATCAAGAATTGCCGCCTGAATTCTTTGGGCATGTTGTTCGTTGATTGCCAAACCAGCTTCAATCATTTCTTGTGGAGTTTTTCCATTTATCATAGATCTTGTTATGTTTACAAATTCTTCTGCTTCTTTTGTTGCTCTTTGAATCTGTATTTG